GCTACCATTCAACCTGCCATATACCGCTTTCTGAACTTCAAATTCTGCTTTCTTCATTTTATGTTATCAAACCTTTTCCGTAGTCTATCGGCAAATTTATCAGCAACCATATATTCTAACCAAGCCTGTAATAGATACGGGTGTGCAGCAGCAGCCCTAACGCTCTTAACCTTATGCCACGAGCCATCCCTTGTTTTGAATGTCAAGTAACCGTCACCCTTTGCACTGAATGCCCTACGCCCAAATTCCAGCCAATAAGCCTGCTTCTTTGTGCTTCCAATTTCAGCATTTAACCAGTTATTGCTTGTATCCGCTGTGATAGAGTTTGAAAGTTCACCTGTCCAATAGTGTCTTTTTGCATCCCTTGCGTAGTGATTTTTAATTCCTGTTGCCGTTCTCTGAACTTCACGCCTTAAATGTTTATCACCCTCTGAACCAAGTTTTTTCATATACTTTTTTAACTCTTTATCACCTGTAAGAACCGCACCTGTTTTGATAGTTGCCATTATATAGACTCCCATTCGTTACCGTCACAAACAATTTCTAAGTACCTGTTAGCCTGATTCAAGTTCCTTATGTTTCTCAATTTGTACGCTCTTTCCATATACACCAACCGCATCTGTGATATTGGCTTCTCATATATCAGATTGTTATATCTGATAATGAATTTCAGATTGTGTATTGTTTCTGTATGTGCATTAACAGAACCGTATATCACGCCACCCGAATCATCAATAGAAGCCCACACTGTAAGCCATTCAGACCACACCGGATCGATACCGCCTGCACCGTCACCAACAGTAGACTTAACCTGCAATGATACCCGCTTATTAAGTTGCCCTATGTCTGTTATGTTCCGCTTCTTAATTGTCATTTTTTCAGTTCTTTTTCAAAATATTTTTTTAGTAGTTTAGCCACTCTTTTCAATTCTTTTTCTGGTGTCGGCTCAATGTGTATTTTCCCATCCCACTTATAACCCTTTGGTCTAACTATAAAAGTTGTCATTAAATGTTATGCACCTTGTAATTGTTCAACGCACTTTCAATGAATTCAGGTATCTTCGTTTCTTCTCTGTTCTCATAGAAGTAGGCTGTCAGTTGTTTAATTGTAGTTTTCAAACTATCATCAAGGTCAGCAGCAGCAGCACTATATCCAGACTTGTAAACAACAACCATTTGTCCATATGGTCTGGTTGAACTTGTCCAGGTATTACCACTTTCCAGAAATACAGTACTTGCTTCACCTGCAATAACCTGATAATCATCTGAACTTTGCAGGGTTGCTGTACCGTCATCAGCAATAATATTGATAGACGTAACAGAGTCAAGTGGCGGTTTCGGCAGTCTGAAAGAATCACAAGGCACGTTATAACGAACAGTCCAGGACTGATCTATAAATGATCTATTTGTGTACTGTTCCGCTTTTTGCCTTGCCGTAGCAATTAGAGATTCAATTATATCGTTATCAGCGGTATCACCGTCATCTATCTTCAACCATAACCGCATTTCTGCAAGTGTTACGGGTTCTGTTGCCGGGTCTGTAGTTCTTTCAAGACTTAACCAATCCATTTACTTCACCTTTTTTCTTTTAGATACACGTGTTTTTTTTGCCTTGTTATCACTGGTTATAATCAGTTTGTTTTCCGGTGTAGCAATCAGCTTCTTTTCAAATACTTCCTCCGGGTCATCTGTGTAATCCCTAACAGCCCAACCCTCTTTGATTGCAACCATTGCCAACTCTTCATCAATGTCAACGGTAACTTCGTACACTTTACCTTTTTCAAACTTCCTGGCATTGTGTTCTCTAAACGTGCAACCGTTAAAATCCTTTTTACTTTTAATTTTTACATTCATAGTCTCTCCTATCATAGAAAGGAAAGGGGGATTGAATACCCCCAATCCAATCTATGTGAAAGGTCTTTTTTCTATCTTAAGCAGATTCGGGTTGATGTCTACCGTACTTTATTACATTGGCTGAAAATATAGCCTCTGTAGTTCCGGTTTCTGTAGCCACAACTCTAATATACCTTTCAGTCGGGAAGAAATTAAATGCGTAAATATCATTTTCCTCTGTGGTCGCATTTATGATCCTATCCCAACTATCACTTGTGCTATACTGTGAAGTACCCGCAGCTACATACGTTCCGGCTGCTGTTGCACATTCGGTTACTGTGAAAGTCTGGTAATTACTTGCATCTGCCGTAGCAACTGCACCTACACTAACCAGTACCATCACGTCTGTTATTCCATTCAAATCTATTGCATCGCCAGTGGTTGTAGCAGTAATGCTTGCACCCGCAATGCTTAATCCATAATCAAAGTTATGGCATAAGTCTTTAAAAGCCATCTTATTTTACCTCCGTTTTTGCTTCCTGCATTACTTCTAATGCGGCAGCCTTTGTTATATTCGGTATTCTCTTGTCATTGGTAGTGAATGTTATTAACCACTCTAAATCAGCTTCATCCATTTCAACAAATCCATTTTTGTACATATCGAACGCCCACGTTTTCATCTTAATCGGATTGCCCTCTGTACTGTTTAAGAGGACATTTCCGAACACCTCTTTAAGATCACCTAACGGCTTACCGTCAATACCGTCAATCGAAATACCAAAATTTACCTTTTTCATGTTAAATTCTCCTCATTTTATTTTTTATCAATACCAGACTAAAATTTTACCAGCCTGAGCACCAATCATTACTGTTATATATGCATCTGCGGTTTGATCACCCGTGATATCAGTTACACCAACGGTAAACCCGCCATCGCCATCTGCATCAACTTCAAAAAGGTTTGTTGCCGTAACTGCACCAAGATTAAAAACAGATGTTACCGTTCCAACCAGATCAGCCATATCCGCAACATAATCAGCAACCGTATCCCCAGCAGCCCAAGTTGTGGTTTTAAAACTCAGGAATGAGTCAAGTGGTATACCAGCACCAAACTTCTCTGTTTCTAACAAGGCTACATCAAAATTTGTAGTCGGTGCAAGTGCTGTTTTAACCCTTGTGTGTGTTCCATATAGACTACCTATTTCCGTAGGAGCTCCCTCTGATTCTGCTTCGAAAAAACCACCCCTTATTCCAACACTGGTAGAGGTTGCCTTCGCAATCGCATTTCCAAATACACCCGTTGCCCAGCCGCCAAACAAGCCACTGTTGATGACGCCCTGTCCGTATATACCTCTGACCTCACCTGTTGCAGGAGCAGCCGCTTCCGCTTCCGCCCTTCCACGAACCGCTATGTGTTCGCCAGCCAACGCCGAAGACGAACCCCTCAAGTAGTTTACTACTCCCGATACTGTTGCAAGAACGTCTGTCTGGGTTGTGGTACTACCGAAAGTCACCGCACCCGTGAGTGCGTTTGTTCCCGTAAAAGTATTTGTTCCCGAAAGAGTAGCCGTTCCCGTTACGTTTAAAGTACCCGCAACATTCCAGACCGCTCCACCCTGTTCTTGATAGTTTAATGTGTTTTCGTTAGCCATTACACACCACCCTTAAGTAACAGCACATTTAATCTTTTTGAATGCCTCAGCGTTGGTTACCTGACCACCTACCGATCTACCCCAGAGATACTCTATAATCCCGGTTGTTTTTGAACTGTAAGGATCATTAATCTGAATACCTGAATTGATCTGGTCAACAATAGCGTAGTTTGAAAAGTCGCCAAAAATTACCGGATAAGCGTTTGCTGCAATAGCGGGCATATCGGGATTCTGTAAGATTCTTGCACCAAGTAAATTGAAGTCAGGTGAATCAGCAAGCATATTAATCAGATACTGTCCATCACCGCCCTTTACCGCAGCAATAACGCCAACCGTTGCCCTTCTCATCATCCAAACAGCCGCTCTACTATAAGCCTCTTTGAGTGTGAAGTAACAAGTCTTGAAACCGTCCGCTGTTACGTTGGTTGCATTCTCTGAATTAACAGATGCGATACTTCCGTTTGTCATAAAGCCTTCAGGCTGTCCGATACCTGTTCCGGTAGTGTGTCCAGTTCCCTCAAGAACCGCCCAACCCTCCATATACTCCTGAGTCAAATACTGTTCAAGATTAAAAGCGGAATCCCTTACCATCTGATAAGTAGCCTTTGCAAGTCCTGTTGCATCGTGTGTTGGTATATCTTCAAGTCCAAATGTCAGTGTAGTATCTTCTGAAGTTGTTCCGGCTTCGGCAGTCCAGGAGAATACACCCCTTGCTGTCTTTTTCGGGATCTGAATTCTGTTTGACATTGTTCTGTAAACCCTTGCAACCTGTCTAACTGGTGCAAATTCGTGCTTCAGTCCGTCAATTATTTCCTGTATGAATTCAGGCGGGAGCTGTAAATATCCGGCTCTGACATCATTGTTTACCTGCATTGCCTTTGCTTCGTTGGCGGGCAGATACTTTTCATACTCTTCACTTGAAAACTTGTGACCCTTTGCAGTAACCATACCTGCATATCTGAGTGCATTTTCAAAATCTTTACTTTCCTGCTCTTTCTTTTCTTCTGCCGTCAGTGTCGGTCTGTTTGAATTCTTGATCGATTCATCCAGTTTGCCAAGTTTCTCATTAAGAGCAGCTTCTGCCGTTTTCCATTCTGACAGTTTAAGAACATCTTCGTTCTCAAGTCCCTTGTCTTTCTCGTATCTATCCATTCTATCCTGAACAGATTTAATTTCTTCTGCTAATAGGATATCAGCA